AGACCATTGGTGTCTGTATTTACAGATACCTCTTCTGGAAACAACACCTTAACATTTGCAATTCCTCTTTGACCTCTAGTGACATACCAGAACGCATTTCCAAATACTGCAAGGTGAATTAATGTCTTACCAATAAATTCTGCCTGCGAAACATTGTTTTCAATGTCTGGTGTCTGTAACCAAGCTGGAGTATCAATCTGTTCATCCATGCGGTAAACTTCTACAGGTATTTGCATCATAGCTGTCTCTAGAACTGCTAATGATCTGCTAACTGGCACCAAAGATAATGCTGAAGTTGTATTGATTACAATTTCGCTTCTTGATGGTGGTGTAATTGATGATCTGTCTTGTGTATTTGGAACAAAAGATTCTGGTTCATACACTTCTTGTTTTCTGTTAAATAGTCCCATATCTTCTCCTAAAATACCATTTGCGTTGGCGTCTTTTGTGTTTCAACATACCAAATCGCTAATACTGTTGCAATTGCTGCATCAATGTCAGTTCCAGAGTCTTTGCGTGTGATTTTCCAGCTTTCGCCTATGTTCTTACGCACAGCTCTCTGTATCTGCAATGAAACTATCTCATCTTTTGGATGCTTTAGTCTCTTACCTACTATTGTACGGTATGCGTTGTTTGAAGCTGACATTAAATCCTTATTTGACGTAGTTTGTACTCTAAATCCTCGTTGTTTAAGTGACGCCGCAAGATCAGAGAGCACATATGAGTCCATTATGAATGGAGCCCCATATTTCTGCAATTTGGCACATGCATTCATCAATTCGTCCACATTGGTGTTATTGAAGGATGCTACTAACTCCGTAGATACTGTGTCATCCTCATTTAATTCCGCTGCAACAATTGATGCATAGTCCCAACCAGGGGTTCTATCAATTGCAAATACTCTAGGATTTACTGGTCTACCCTCTGGTAATTGGTTCCATACGCCTACTGGAATCCATGCATTCATGCTGGAAACAAATTGGTTTAGACGGTATCTTCTAGCATCTGCCTCTGGCATTGTGGCCAATTCGTTCTTAACTGACTCCCAATTGAGAATACCTGTGGCCAATTGAGGATTACTTCTTCTTACCGCCTCTTCATCCAAGACCTCACAGCCTATTGGAGCTTCCCAGCAAAAGAAACCGAATCTTTCTAGGTCTTCCTGCCCATCTATAGCCTGAGAGCCACGCTTATATAAATTCTTGAGCAAATCTGATGTGTCATCGCCTGCAGTAGTAATACCAATGATAATTCCGTCATCACGAGTTGCAGAACCTAATGCCATAGCTGTCCATACATCTTCATTAGCCACATGGAGCTCATCAAATACAACCAAGGATGGATGTAGACCCTGAGCAGTTGCAGCCTTTGCAGCGATAACCTTATATACTCCAGTGCCATCTGCAGTCCATAGACCTCTATGTTCAGTGCTTCTGCTGAATAATGTCTTCAATAAATCACTATTATTTACCTGATGTAGGAGTCTTCTATACACAATTTTAGCCTGATCTGATGATGCCGCCACTGATACAACTTCAGGTGCTGGCTCATGTAGGAGCATGCCATATAGGGCAAATAGAGCCCCTATGAGGCTCTTTCCATTCTTTCTAGGCATAGATATACACACCTGCTTGTAACGCAGCCTACCAGCCTTATCTGGGTCTATATAGTCATCTGGGTAACGCTCTAATACTCTACGGATTAACCACTTCTGCCAATCTGTTAATACCAGCATTGCATTATGCTTTTCAGGTAGGTGCCAAATAGCCTCTACAATATTGATGAGCTTATCACCATCTGTTGTAAAGTCTTCAAACAGAGAATCTGTATAGTGTGTTGGCACCCATTCATTCATTACTTATGATCTCCATTCGCAATTGCTGAAAGCATTTCAGCAGGTGTCATTTTCTCATCTTGTTGTCTATTGTTCAAAAGCCCCAAATTGGACAAAAGCCCTATAAGGATTGGAGCCAATTGATGCCTTCTATTTGGCATCTCATCCATAGATTTAGCCAATTGAACAGCAATTGAAGCTGAAGCCAAATCAGCCTGATCCAGCCATGTAGCAGTTCCTAAAGACATTAATACCATTTGTTCTACATTATCTGGCTTAATATCAAGAGGTTCATTCTCTCCCTTTACCAGCCTATTTTGTCGTGGGCCTTGCCCACCATGTAATCCAGTTCTAGCCATTTTTACTATTTCTCCTCAGTTCTATTTTGAATAAAGAGGGCGGGGTCGCCTTGCGACCATAAAAAAACCCATCTATTTAATTTAACATAACTTGGATCAATATCAGATCTAATTGATGTATAACATCTATTTAATCTATTTGATCTATATGTCCCACTATATGGAATGATTTGTCTCACATTGTGAGAATACTTTCTATATGTGGTGTTTGAAGATATGGAGAGGGCGGGATTGTATAGATTAAGTACCTTATCCATGTATCCTATCCTCTCTTTTATATTATTCATTTGTATTTGGGATTCCAATACTTTAATCTAACCATTGTTCTATCTTGTCTAGTTGAGTTACACATATGGCATGCAGCCAATAGATTGGATAATTCATTTGATCCACCTTGAGATACTGGGATTATATGATCTGCTGTATTAGCTGGACCTTGACAGTAATGGCAAGTGTGATTAGATTGTTCTAATATAAGCTTTCTATTCTTCTTATACTCTGCTGTGTTATATGCATTACTCATGATTCCACCCATCCAATGAGTTCCCATCCTCTTCCTGGGTCTTCTCCAATGAAGGTTTTGTCTTCTTCTTTGTTGTAGTAGATTTTGCTATGAGTGATTCCATTCTTGCCCAGATTAATGGGTAATCCTCCCATTTCCATAGAAGCTCCCCTATGTTCATCAGGTCTAATAGGCATGCTGCACATGTCCTACCCCACTCAGGATGCTCGTGGTAAGCCATAGCAGGGCATCTGGAGCACTTTCGTGGTCTGGTTGATGATTTATATAGGGCAAGGTAATATGTGGGCGTTCCATGCTTAGCCAAGGCTCTTCTTCTTCAATTCATAATCAAGAATATATTGTATCAGTTTAGGCTTTAGATTATTATGTAAATTGATTGTTCCTTTATCAAACTTACCAAGATGGCGATTACATGATGAGCATACAATTCCACGCACACATTTGCCACAAGACTTAGAGCCTGGGCAACATGCATGATCATGGTCTACTTGGAGGAATTCTGTAGATGAGCATATATAACATCCTTCTTTAGCCATCTCATCATATTGTTCTTTGGTTAGCTTATATCTATTCTTTATTAGCCTATATTTCTGACTGCCGTCTTTTCTGTCATCCATATCTGCCCCACGCTCTTTTCTCTGCAAATGTAATCTGCATAGATCATGAGCCCAATGTGGTCTATCGCACCCAGCCCATGTGCATCTTCTGTCATTATTCTTTTGGCTATTGAATGAGCATGCAGCTCTGCAAGACTTGCAGTAATAATCTATTTTATCTTTACTTGCACTACGCTTGCCAAATTGATTTAGTTCTAGTTCTTTCTCACACCTTATACATGTTTTCATGATTGCCTCTTCTTGCCACTTAATTTAGTAATTACTTATTACTATGTATTTATTATATCAGTACTTTATTCTAAATGCAACTAAAGACTTCTATTGAATGGGTCTGCCTTGTATTTAGATTCCTTCTTCTTTGATCTTAATATGGCTACTTGCTGTAATGGATCTTCTGGCCAATGCCAATTAGGTTTAATGTGCTTTTGTCTTAGTTCATACTCTGTGAAGTAGGTCTCTAGTTTTTCTTCTAGTTCCGCCGCCGTCCAAGTAATTACCTCATCCATGCTAAAGTCTTTCCAGAATGATTTCTGCATACGAAATTCACCTGGTTGCTGGCCTCTTGGCTCTATCTTCTTAGACTTGTATTTAAGCCCATTTGGTCTACTCATCAAGGCCTGCCAATATACGGTCAGCTATAGCCTGAATTTCATCTATTATTTCAAAGGCTGACTTGAAGATTTCTTTTTCTTCCAATGTTCCTTCTTTGATTGCTCCCATTGCTTCCTCTTTTCATTCTTTTTCTTCATCTTTTCGGTATCTGTTTCTCTACGAATACCATGTCTATTTACATCTACAATTATCATATCTCTATTATATAATTTTTATTATTTATTGCATAGCAGGTCCATTAACCGTGTCCTGGAGAGAATATATACTATATATATTTAATATATAGAAGTTAAGTTGTTAAAGCTTAACCTTCGTATTCTCCTTTGAAGATTTCTCTCCCCCATGTGGGTTCACTAGCTTTCGCTACTACTTGAAATATAGACTCTGGGTGACACTCTATATCCTGTTAATGCCAGTCTTAATACTGCAACTGGATTGTAATTTATAAGAAACTGATTGGGGACAACGACCTGAGATAAGAAACCCTTTTCCATCTATTGAAAGTAGGATCAATAGTAGGTGTCAGTTAATTTACCGCTGAGGCATTTATGGATGTAGTATTCCTTTTGCTTGCCTTATAAGACAATTGTACAATAAGGATTTTCCCAAGTCAAGAGGGGAATGAAAGAGGCCCAGAGGAGTTTAAGTGGCAAGACAAAAGGTCTCAACTCTGGGCCCCAGTAGGGGTTCTACAAATGAGCAATCACCGTAGTAATATAATTATAACAAATCAGTAGCTAATGTCAAGTGCTACTTTGATATTACTCTCCAGGCTGAGCCTGTCCAAGTCTTTACTTCTGATCCAATATTCTGCCAGCTACCATTGTAATATCTTTTAATGGCTATTGGAGCTGCCCATGCTGAGCCCGTCCAATGCTTTAATAATGCAACATCTGCTGTTGCTGCATATAGAGTACTTATATCAGTTTGAGTTAACACTGTATTGGTTAGGAAGAAATCATCTATTCCTCCATGCAATGCGTTGGCATAATTACCAGATGAACCAATAAATATTCTTTGGATATTTGTAGTACCTAGGTCTAGTCCATACTGTTGTCCAATTAATGCACCGTCAAGGTAATACTTTACATCCCCGCCGCTTACTGTCATAGCAGCAAAATGCCAGTTGCCATCAGTAACTAATCCTGGAGATCCATTACCAGTTCCTGTTGTTGTTCCGTTAAAGTTCCAGATTAATCTGCCACCATTGCCATATGGATCGTTTGTGCCTGGAATAATAAATCCCATAAATGCCTGGCCTTGTCCCCAAGATCCAATTACAAACTCAGAGTTACCAGATGGAACACCGCTTCTCTTGAACCATGTACCAATTGTAAAGCTTTTATTTGTTATCTCTGGAATGTAGTTAATAAATGGCTGCATTTCTACATAGTTAGATCCACCAGTAGGCAAGTTAATCCAATGTCCAGTTGCACCACCAGTTGTATTTACAGTTGGTGCTGTATTGAAATATTGGATTGATGGTGGAATAACCCATGACTGAATTGATCCATAGTTACCAGATGCATCAATTAAGTTCTGATCCATCTTTAGCCAAATACGAGGGCTAAAGGTTGCTAGTGTTGAATCCCATACTGCCATTTAGATCTGCACCCAAATTGTTCCTGTTACTGGATTTGAAGGAGCTCCTGACTGCACATAGAAGTTATTTCCATTAGCACCGTTTGCTCCTGGCTCACCAATTAATGAACCAGACAAAGTTGTGAATCCTGATGTTGTGCCGTTTATTTGTTCTGCACGAGTTTGCACACCCATCTGTCCATTATTCTTGTCATACCAGTAAACATAGTAAGTCTGAGATATGAAACCGTTCTGGTCTCCTTGCTGAACCTTAAATGATTCCCCACCAATATATGAAAGGTCGTTAGGCAATCCTGTTAATGTTACGTTTGTATAAGGTACCCATGGAGATCTTTTAGCAGTACTTAATGTGTATTTAGCTGGTGCTCCATTTGATCCTTGTGCTCCTCTAGCTCCTGAAAGCTGTATGCCATATTGAGTAATACCAGCTACGTTAGCACCATTTGTAATTTCATATTCCATTGAAACTACCAAAGCACCTGTAGTTGAGTTGTAGCTATTTACGCTTCCACCAATTTCTTGGTAGCTTCCGTTATAGCCTGAAATCTTTATATACTCGCCACCAATATAAGATCTACCTGGTTGGATAGTAATGCTTAAGTTCTGATATTGAGCAAAGGTTAAATGTCCTGCGTTATAGAAAGAAGCAAATATAACTGATGTTCCTGCAGGTCCTGTTGCACCAGCCTGGCCTCTAACTCCAGATAATGAAGCTCCCCAGTTT